TCGCCTGCCCCAAGTGCGGGGCTAAGCCGGTGGCACGGTGCATCGGCACCAAGGGCGCCTACCTCAAGCGCACCCACAACGAGCGGACGGCCGCCTTCAAGGCCAGCAAGGAGCAGTCATGATCCCGGAGGGTGCCTACAGCCAGGCGGGCCTGGACGCGGCCACGGCCATCGAGAAGCGCCAGCCGGTGCACGTGGTGGCCATCGAGCGGGCCTACCAGGACCTGGTGGTGGCGGGGGCACCCAAGCCGACACCGGCCCCCCAGCCTGCCGACCTCTTCAAGCGGGACCTGGTGGTGCCCAAGGCGGCTCACCCGGCCCCGCTGGTCCCGGCGCGGCTGGCCAACGAGGTCGAGATCCCCAGCGCGGCGCGGACGGTGCGCAAGCTGGCGGAGTCCGAAGGCTGGCACGTCAAGGCCACCTACGCGCTGGGCTGGGTCATGGGCGCCAAGGGCGAGACCAGGGCGCTGACCCACTCGCTGGCGCTGCGGATGGTGGAGGGCGGCCTGGAGGAGGGCGTCCTGCCGTCCCGGCGGCTGGTGGCCGCCTGGGTGGCCAAGGAGCCGGACCAGGGCCTGCTCAACCTGAAGGACCGGGGCGTCACGGAGATCCCTGTCCCCGGCAAGGGCTGGAAGTTCAGCCTGGCGTACGCCTGGGGTGAGGGCGGACTGCACGCCTTGAGCGCGGTCGCGCTCAAGGAAACGATCAAGGAGGACTGACCATGAGCTACCTGAACAGGTCAAACGACTATCAGCCCACGGGGCGAGTCAACAGTGAGCCTGATGACGAGGGCCACGGCGGATCACCCCTGGAGGGGCGCTACGAGCACCCGGAGCTGTACGTGGACCCGGCGCCGGAGCCTGCCCACCAGCGCGATGGGGTGCACACGGAGGCCCTGGGGGAGAGTGGCTATATCCGGCGGCCGGTGCCCGCCGGTGTGCACGAGGGCCACGTCCGGGTGCTGCGCAGGGCGCTGGCGGAGGTCACGGCAGAGAAGGAGAAGCTGGCGGCTGTCCTGGGTCACGGGCCGTACGTCGTGATCAAGCTGCCGGTGGGCTGGCTGGAGGGCGGGGACCTGGGCCAGCCGGTGGAGGTCCGCCTGGGCTACGGCGGGGGCGTGACCCGGCACCTGGTCCGCATGATCATGGAGCTGGGCATGGACGCGGAGGCCGTGGAGGCTGGGCTGGCGCGGGAGGCTCAGCGCGGGCAGGTCCGGGCGGTCCTCGGAGAGCAGGGTGACACCATCCGGCTGCCTCAGCCCGCTGAGAAGCCCCAGGAGCGGCTGGCGGACTGGCCGGACCCTGAGGCACGCCCCACGTACTGATCGGCCGTCAGCGGTCAGCTCAGCAGGCCCCCGCTACCATCAGGTGGCGGGGGCCTGTCCCTGTCAACAGCGGTAGGAGTTGATCATGATCGGTGAGAACGAGGACCCGCGCCTCTCCGGCCGCAACGGGCTGATCTGGCGCCAGCACATCATTGACGGCCGGACCCAGGAGGACGTGGCGCACGAGCACCGCATCAGCCAACAGCGCGTGTCGGAGATCATCGCCCAGGTGCGCTCCACCATCCCGGACCGCAACCGGGAGGAGCTGGTCCAGGACAGCCTGGAGGTGCTGCGCGAGCTACAGACCACGGCCGTGGAGCTGATGCGCATGGTGGGCGCGCCGGTGACGGCGGGCAAGGACGGGGACGTGCTGTACGACCCGGAGGACCAGAGCGTGGTCCGGGACTACAGCCTGCGGCTGAACGCCCTGAAGGGCGTGCTGAGCGTCAATGAGTCGGTCCGGCGCCTGGTGGGCCTGGACGCGGCCAAGGGCCTGGACGTGTCTGTGACTGGCGCTGAGGATGCCGCGTCGCGGATGCTGGCGGAGGAGGCTGCCCGCCGGGTGGCCGGTGAGGAGGGCTGACGATGCCGGGGCACAGTCACGGCAAGTCGATCAAGAACCCCCGCGTGTACGAGGCGCTGAAGCGCAAGGGCTACAGCAAGACCAAGGCGGCCCGCATCAGCAACGCCCAGGTGCGCGGCAAGCGGAAGATCAAGAAGGGCAAGGCCAGGCGGAGGAGGCGCTGAGAGAGCGCTCTCACGGACGCACGAAGAGAAGGCCCCCGCCGGAGCGGGGGCCTTCTCGTTGATCACTCGCCGCGCTGGATGTCCTCCAGCAGGCGGGTGTTGTCGATGATCGCGTCCACGAAGCCGTGGGCCTGGACGCGGTGGCCGGTGGCCAGGGCGTTGGCCAGGTGCTGGGCGTCCGCCTCGATCATGGCCTTCAGGTCCTCGATCTTCTGGGCCTTGGTCATTGGGACCTCCTGGTCTCCGGCGGGGGCTGCTCCCCCGCTCTGCCTCAAGTCTAGCGCACACCTGTCGGTGCGTCAACAGCTCTGTTTCAGATGGTGCACGCTGTAGCTGTTGACAGGTCACTCGCTGCCCCGTAGTGTTCAGGGCAGAGGGGCAACCGGCCCCCGGAGCGAAGGAGCAGACATGCAGGACGCGTCCAAGATCCTGGACATCAGGCTTTACGTCCGGGTCCCGGGTCTGGTCCGGCGGGGCAAGCCCGTCACGGTCGAGTACCGGGCGGACCCGGTCCTGGACGTCTGCTACATGCTCCCTATCTGGAGGTAGACCATGAACCTGTTCGGACGAGGCCGCAGCACCGAGACTGCTGGCATGGCGAACCGGGCGGCCACTCGCGCCCAGAACGTCAACCAGGCGCAGGCCGCCCAGGCGGCTGGCCGGGGCAAGCGCTCCGCCATCACCCCCCGCCCCAGCTCCACCCGCACCCGGCCCAGCCGGACCTTCTGAGATTGCCTAGCCCAGACCTGTTGACGCATCGACAGGTCTGGGCTAGACTCATGGTATGACAACGACGAAGAAGGCCCCGAAGATGTCCCCCGCCGCCGCCGCCATCAACGAGCTGCTGGAGATCGGCACCGTCCTCAAGGACCCCAAGTGCTCCTGGCTCCCGGACTGCCGGGTGGTCAGCCTGACCGGGCTGAACGGCTCCCCGCTCTCGATCACCGTCCGGGAGCTGGGCGACAAGGCCCGGGACCAGGACCTGATCATCAACCGCCGGAGCCTGGGCAGCTACCGGATCGGCTGAACTTCCCGCCTCTCACCTGTTGACGCACCAACGGGTGAGGGGCTAGACTCGTGGTATGACAACAACAACGGCCCTCCAGTCCAAGACCCTCAGCATCGTGCAGGCGCTGGCCGCCACCGGCGAGGTCAGCGAGTACGCCGCGCGGACCGCAGGCGCCCGCGTGGACGCGCTGGGCGCCCTGGTGCGCAAGGGGCTGCTGACCGTGCGCTACGGGGACTTCGTCATGCCCGCCGGGCCGCTGGCCGGGGAGACGCTGACCAGCCAGTCCTTCTACTCGATCCCTTGAGATCCACCCCCCTCACCTGTTGACGCACCAACGGGCCGGGGGTAGACTCATACCATGAGCAACGAGAAGCGACGCGAGGTCAAGACCATCGAGGTCCGGGGCGCGACCGTGGCCCTGGTCGAGGTCACCGTGGGGCTGAACGTGGCGGACGTCCTCCGCTACGAGGTCACCACCACCACCGGCTACCGGGCGACGCTGCCCGCCTGCATCTGCGAGCGGACGCCGTGCCTGAAGCGCCGGGGCTGCTCCACCTCCACGCACTGCCACTACGGCACCCACCAGCTCCACGCTGAGGCGCTGGCGGTCGAGGTCTCCAAGACCTACGGGGGCGCGCTCAAGGGCCGTACGCCGATCGGCAAGCCTGCGGGGCGCGGCACCCACCGCAAGATGACCGATGACGAGTGGCGGGCCGCTCGCGGTGAGCTGGCCTGGAGCGCCGTCGAGTAGGATCAACAGATGCGATGGGACCAGGGCTGGCACGACAGGCTCAACACGGAGCTGGCCCTGCTCACCCACCAGCCCGCCACGGCGCAGCGCTCGATCCGGCGCGCCCTGGCCAAGGACCCGGTGGCGTTCGCGTTGATCTACCTGCCGCACCACATCCGCGACCGGGACAAGCGGATCACCTTCTCGGAGATCCACTACGACTGGGCGCGCCTGGCCCTTGCCTGGCAGGCCCCCATCGTGGCGCCCCAGGAGAACCGTCACGCCTTCATCGCGCCGCGCGAGACGGGCAAGAGCACCTGGTGGTTCCTGATCTTGCCGTTGTGGGCGGCGGCCAACCGGATCAAGTCCTTCATCGTGGCGTTTGCCGACGCGTCCGCCCAGGCGGAGACGCACCTGCGCACCTTCAAGGAGGAGCTGGAGCGCAACCCCCTGCTCCGTGCCGACTTCCCGGAGCTGTGCGAGCCTGCCCGCAAGGTCACCGGCGGCACCCTCGCGGACCGCGCGGGCATGATCCACCAGAAGTCCGGGCTGGTGTTCGCCGCGCGCGGCATGGACGCCAAGACCCTGGGCCTGAAGGTGCAGGAGCGGCGGCCGGACCTGTTGATCTTCGATGACATCGAGGGCGATGAGTCCAGCTACAGCGAGGAGCTGGCCGCGAAGCGCCTGCGCACCGTGACGGACGCGGCCTTCCCGCTCAACATCTACGCGGCCGTGGCCATGGTCGGCACGGTGACGATGCCCGGCAGCATCATGCATCAACTGGTCAAGGCTGCCCAGGGGCGCGAGGTGGCCGACTGGATCAAGGACGAGAAGGTCACGGCGCATCACTACCGGCCGATCACCGTGGATGACGATGGCGCGGAGCACTCCGTGTGGCCCGCCAAATGGCCACTCTCCTGGCTGCTGGAGTTCAGGCACACCCGCTCATACGCCAAGAACTACGACAACGACCCGATGGGTATCTCCGGCGCCTACTGGACCCGCGATGACTTCCAGTACGGCAGCCTGGGCAGCAAGGCCACCCGCTGGATGCTGTGCCTGGACCCGGCGGTCACCACGAAGCAGAAGAGTGACTGGACGGGCTGGGCCGTGGTCGCGTGCGACCCGGGCGACCCGGCCAAGGGCATCCCCCCGCGCGTCGAGGTGGTGGACGCCGGGCAGATCAAGAAGGTGGGCGAGGACCTGCGCCGGTGGGTGCTGGCCAAGTGCATCGAGTGGCCGAAGATCAAGGCCCTGCGGGTCGAGGTCAACCAGGGCGGGGACCTGTGGTATACGGTCTTCCACTCCATGCCGGTGCGCCTGCTGGTGCACACCTCCAGCGAGTCCAAGGAGGTCCGCTTCTCCTGGGCCCTGGACTTCTACCAGACGGGCGGGGGCCGGGTCCTGCACCGTGAGGAGCTGCGGGCCGTCCAGGAGCAGATGGTGGCCTTCCCGAAGGCACCCCACGATGACATGGCGGACGCCGTAGTCTCAGGGGTGCTGTACTTCCTGCGCACGGAGCGCAAGCTGACCGCCGCGTCTGCCGCCAGCAGCTACGTGGGATCATGACCCTGACCCGCCTAGGCCCTGGGAGGCCCACACATGCCCGGTAGCAAGGATCTCCTGGAAGGCCACCTGGCCCTCAACGCGGCGGGTGACGCCTACCGGCTGGCGGCCACCTACTTCTCCGGCACGCCGGTGGAGCGTTTCGCCAACCAGCACATCGAGCGCCTGGTGCGCGGGTCCGGGGAGTACCGCTTCCGGCTGTCTCACCGGCCCGTCAACAGCATGACCTCGCGCGTACGCATCGCGGCCGTGACCTCCGATCGGGAGGAGGCCACCGCGCGCATCGACGTGATCCGCCAGGCCAACGACATGACCCGGCTGGAGCCGTTGATCCACCGCAAGACGTTCATCTACGGGGACGCGTACGTGATGACCTGGCCGGTGCTGCCGGAGCAGGAGGACCTGGACGGCCTGGACATCGGGCCGGAGTCCGACGTCCCGCCGGACCCGGAGCTGCGCGAGGCCGGGGTGGAGATCAGCTACCTGTCCCCCCTGAACACGCGGATCATGTACGAGGGCGAGGACGGCCGCCGCGCCCGGTTCGCCATCCGCCGGTGGGTGGAGGAGTGGACCCTGGGCAAGGTGTGGCGCGCGGAGGTGTGGTATCCGGGGGACCCGGCCCGCATCGAGGACTGGGTGACCACCCCCGGCAGCGATGGCCACGACGTGGACGATTGGCAGCCCTACGCGGAGGACTCGTCCGGCCGCATGGTCCCCGCCATCGTGGGGGACACCTGGCCGGTGTTCCATGACTGGGACCTGCCGATCAAGCACGCCCGGACGGACATGCCCTACGGCGTGCCGGAGCACATCGACTCCTACGGCCCCCAGGACGCGGTCAACAAGCTGCTCATCACCCAGGTCAACAGCATCGAGGCGTACGGCTGGCCGGACCGCTGGTCCCTGGTCGATGACCAGGCTGTCCTGGACCAGGCCCGCAACGCGGTGGACTGGGACGACGACGCGGACGCACCGGCGGCCACCACCCGGCGCCGGAACAACCGGGCCGGGTCCGGGTCCGGCGGCGGCAAGGAGCACCAGTACACCGGCACCAAGGCCGTGGGTGAGTTCAGCCAGCCGGACCCCAGCGCGATGGTGTCCCCCGTGGACCAGTACGTGCGCCTCATGGCGGCGGCCACGGGGACAGCTCTGTCGGAGTTCGATCCGTCCACGGACAAAGTCCTCTCCGGGGCAGCCCAGCGTGCTGCCGACAAGCCCCAACGGGACAGGGAGCTGGACCGCAAGCTGTACCTGGAGGCGTTCTGGCGCGAGGTGTGGCAGTCCGCCCTGGCCATGGACGGCACGGAGGCCGGGTCCATCACCGTGCAGTGGGCGCCGGGTGAGGTCAACACGGACCCGGAGTGGTGGCTGACGGCGCAGACCCGGCTAGGGATGGGTGTCCCCCTGCGGCAGATCCTGCTGGAGGCGAACTACCTGCCGGACGAGGTGGACACCTGGCTGAACAGTGTGGGGGACGAGGAGGCCGCGCTGGACCAGCGCATTGCCCGGCTGACCGCGCTGGGTACGGCCCTCCAGGGCATCGGCACGGCCCAGGCGCTGGGGGTGGTGAGCGCGGAGCAGGTGTCCGTCCTGGTCAACCAGATCATGGGCCAGGCCGGTGTCCCGGAGGGGACGCCCCAGGAGATCGAGCCACCGGCCCCGCCCGTCCCGCCGGACAACGAGGACGACCCGCAGCAGGACGAGGAGGACGCGTGAGCTTCACCGTGGAGTGCTGCAAGCGCCGGGGGATGATCCCCGGCGGGGCGTTGATCTGCCCCATCTGCGACTACGGCCCGGGGGACGCGGGCCCACCGGCGGACAGGGTGGAGGACGTCCCCGAGGACGTATCGACCATCACCAATGTGATCTTGACCGTGGGCGGGACCAGCCGGACCGTGGGCTGGGTGGCGGACTGGCATGACCTGCCGCACCTACTGGAGGCCGTGGCCGCAGAGATGAAGGCCATCCGCGAGGAGCGCTCGTGACCTTCGTCCAGCTCCTGGTCCTGACCGGTGTGGCCCTCGTCCTCGTGGGTGCGCTGGCGTATGCCTTCGGACGGCCACGGTGACGGCCCCGGAGGATCTGCCCCAGGTCCCCGCCCAGGAGGTCACGGAGCTGGAGGACGCTGCCGTGCTGGCCGTGGTGGGCGGCCTGGCCGGTGTCCTGGCGCCGGTGCTGGCCAGCATCCTGGCCGCGTACGAGGCCGTGGCCGCTGGCGGGGCGGCTGGTGGGCTGGCGGCGGCAGCGATCTCCAGCGCGGCCGTCCGGCGGCTGACGGAGCTGACCTGGCCCGACATGGACGGGGCGGTCCGCACCTACGGGGCGCGGGGACAGGAGCTGGGGGTGAGTCGCGCCCTGGTAGAGCTGGGTGCGTCCTCCCCGGGACAGCTCCCGCGTGAACCCCTGGAGTCCCCCCGGCTGGACATGGCCACCAGGTCCAGGCTGGACGAGGCTGCCCGGCTGGCGCGCGTCCTCCCCCTGGACACCAAGGCCAACGTGATGGCGGTCATAGGGCGCGCGTCCAGCGCCAAGGCCATGGCGGAGGGGACCACCCGCGCGGTGGTCTACGGGGGGCTGTCCCGGGGCAAAGTCGCGGTGGCCAAGGCCGCCGGACGGAACCTGCTCTGGGTGCCGGAGCGGGACGCCTGCCTGCACTGCCTCGCGCACGCGGGCTGGGTCTGGAGGCCAGGAGCGAACCTGCCCAAGGGCCTCACGTACGCGGACAAGCCCCTGCGGGTCCGGGTCGGCTACCCGCCCCTGCACCCCAACTGCCGGTGTGAGGCGGTCCTGACGGCGCTGCCGGTGGGCGCCCCCAGCCGGGACCGCGCCCGCGCCGACCCGGCGGCCAGGCTGGCGGCTGAGGCGCGCCGCAGCGTGGTACTGGGGTGGACGGACCACGCCTCCCAGGCCGCCACCCTGCGGGCCATGGACAGGCTGCTGCGACAAGGCGCTGATCTACCAACTAGTGTTGAGCAACGAGCGCGCGCGGCTGTCCGCGCGGGCAGGCTACCCAGGAGGCCCCGATGACCCAGGCGACACCCCCCAAGGACCCGGCCAGCACCGACCCGGGCACCGACCCGGAGAACACCCCGGACCCCGGCACCGACCCGGGCACCGGCGGCACCGAGGACGAGGACGAAGAGGAGGAGGACGAGGCCCCCACCGCTGAGGCGTACAAGAAGCTGGAGCGGACGGCCCGGCGCCGGGAGGACGCCCTCCGGAAGTCCCAGGCCCGGATCAAGGAGCTGGAGGCCAAGGGCGAGGAGCAGCCGAAGGAGGACCCGGAGGCCAAGGCCAACAGCAAGCTGGTGCGCGCGAGTGCCCGCACCCTGCTGGCGTCCGCCGGTGTCACGGACAAGGCTGACCAGGTCGAGGTCCTGGAGATCCTGAACCTGACGGACATCGAGGTGGACGCGGCGGGCGACCCGGACGAGGACGAGATCTCCGACCGGATCGAGCGCCTGCGCAAGGTGTTCGGGGGCAAGGCACCGGCGACTCCGGCCACCCGGCGCACCCCGGCCCGGCAGACGGCGGACCGTGGGTCCGGCGGCGGCACCGACCCGGACTCAGCCCGCTACCAGGCCATCCTCCGGCAGCGTGGGTAAACCGGGGCAAAATCAGGCAATCGCGTCAGTGCATGGGTAGTCCAGTGACAATACCCGTGAATGCACCCGTTAATGCACCCCGTCAGTGCACCGTCAGTGCACCGTACGTGCAGCCCCTGACCTGCGTTAATGCATCGTCAATGCAGCGTCAATGCAACACCGGCGTACCCGTGAGTGCAGGGCCCTCTCTCTCTTAGGAGAGGGCCTGCTGCACTGACGCCCAGATGGGATCGAGAAGAGATCACGGCGCGAGGGCTATCCGGGGCACCCTGGGTAGCCCTCAGCGCGTCCCTGCGGCGAGTGATGTATCTTGGCCCCAGCGAGCTACCCCAGTCAGGCCGGAGGCCCTGGGAGGCCCGTACAGGTCCCCGGATGGGGGCATGGCACCACCGGCAGGCACGCGGACGCGGACGCTGGGCAGGGGCCACCCGTTCACCCATCCCAGAGAGGACCCGTACGCGATGACTACCAACCGCCAGGATCTTGAGCTGTTCATCCCCAACGAGGCGAGCGGCCCCGCGCTGCGCGCCCTGGGGCAGGCCAGCGCCGTGGAGCAGTACGCCAACCCGATCACGATGACCTCCGACACCAAGGAGATCGACCGCTTCGGTGGCTTCACCGTGGCGACCGTGGCCAAGGGTGCGGACTACGGCTTCAGCACCAACACCTCCGACCGCATCCAGATGGTGGCCGCGAAGGTCGGCGGGGCCGCGAAGATCGCGGAAGAGGACCTGGTCGACACGACCATGGGCGAGGCGACCATGCGTATGTACGAGGAGGAGGCCGGTAAGGCCCTCGCCGCGCACTACGACAACGCGGCCCTGGCGGTCACGGCCGCGCCCAACGGCACCACGGTCAAGTACCGCTCGCTGTACTACGAGCTGTCCCAGGCCAGCACCACCCCGCACGGCAACTACACGGCCAACCAGAACATCACCAAGGTTGCGCGGGCCAACTTCCTGGCCGGTGCCACCGGCTACGCGGCCATCAGTGACTGGCTGGCCAAGTACGAGGAGGGCCTGTTCTTCGATGAGGGTGACACCGTCGTCCTCATGTCCCCGGCCTTCCGGGCGCTCCTGCGCAACCAGCTCAACCCGCTGACCGGTCTCCCGTACTTCCAGGACGTGCAGTCCGGTGCGGAGGCCACCTTCTTCGGGTACACCGGCAAGTTCGCCAAGGGCGCGCGGACCAGCGCGGTGGACACCCAGGCCCCGGCGGGCAACCCCCTCGCCATCATCGGCAACCGCAAGCTGATGAACAACGGCAAGGCGCGGACCAGCGCGGGCATGGCCCCGGGCAACCCGGGCACCCAGTGGCAGCGGGCCGCCAACGGCCTGGGCTTCCTGTCGGACGAGGCGCTGATGAAGGCCACCATGCGGCGTGCCTTCGCGCTCAGCACCCCGCACGCGTTCTCCATCCTGGAGATCACGCCCGTCTAGTAGGCCGTAGGGCGCTCCTCCGGGGGCGCCCTACCCCGCACTACCCCCGACCCGTTCTGACCCGCCCACGGCCCGCTCAGCGGGCGCGGCGGGCATCGCAGAGAGGCAGCCCCATGGCTGAGACCCCCAAGACCACCGCTCCCAAGACCACCACCCCGGCCCCCGCCCCGGCGCCCAAGGCGACCGAGGACACCCAGGCCAAGGACGCGGGCAACCTCGCCACGGACGGTGACGTGGTCGGCTCGACCGCCGTCCCGGGCGTGGACGTCGAGGCCCAGGACCAGGCCATCAAGGACGCCGGGTCCAGCAACCGGGAAGACCACGTGATCGAGGAGGGCGTCTTCATCGACCCGTCCACGGTCGGCGCGGGCACCATCCTCCCCGGCGGCGGCTACGGCGACCCGCTCCCGGACCCGCAGGTCCAGCGCAAGAACGCGGACGAGGACTACAAGATCAAGTAACCGGACCGGCGGCAGGGGGTTGGGCCTCCTCCCCCTGCCGTCCCGGTAGCCGTCCGATCGAGCGCGAGGAGTGACCGATGCCCTGGGCCACGGTTCAGCAGGTGAAGGACCAGACAGGCAAGGACGTCTCCGTGGAGGACCTGGCGCTGGCCAGCTCCGTCATCGACACGTACGCGGGCACGGACCCGGAGCTGCCGGAAGCCGCCCTCACCGCGCGCGACCGCGCGACCCTGCGCAAGGCCACCGGCTGGCAGGCCATCTGGATCGGCAACCAGCCGGGTCTGCTGACCCATCGCGGCGTGGACTACGCGCCCAGTGCGGACGGCGCCAGCGCGGACCGCAAGTCCCAGGCGGACCAGGACCTGGCCCCCCTCGCGCAGCGCGAGATCAAGAACCTGAGCTGGATGGGGACCCGGGTCATCAACCTGCGCGCGGACCGCCGCATCCCCAGGGGCGCCCTGATGATCGACTTTCTGAACGAGTCCAGCGACTACTGGACCGTGCCCGATGCGTAGCCTGCCCACCACCACCGTGACGCTCATGGGCGGGACCGCGACCCCGGACCCGTACGGCGACTCCGACGAGGCCACCACCCCGCTGGCCGCCGGTGTCCCGGCCAGCCTGCTGGACCGGTCCATGCCGACCGTGTCCACGGAGTCTGACCTCCAGGCCGTGGTGGTCCGCTACTCGATCTGCCGTGTCCCCGTGGGGACGCCGGTGGACAACCTGTCCCGGGTCCTGGACGAGCGGACCGGGGACGTCTACTCCGTGGACTCCGTGACCCTGCCGAAGCACCCCACGACTCCCCAGGACATACGCCTGGACCTGCGCCGCGTAAGCTGATCTCGACCGGGACAACCGGCCGCCTGCTCCACCTCTCGACCCCCGACAAGGAGGGCCCGTGTCTCGCGTGATCATCGACCGCAACGGCATGGGCCAGGTCCGTGTGGCCGCTGTCCAGGGGTGCTTCAAGGTCGCGGAGGCCATCGCGGAGGACGCTGTCCGTTACGTCCCGGTCCTGTCCGGAGAGCTGCGCGCGTCCATCCGGGCGGAGCGCGGGAGCGCGGTCCACCGCATCTGGTTCGGGGACGTGGCCGCCGGTGTGGACTACCACCTTTATCAGGAGTTCGGCACGTCGGTCATGGCTGCCCAGCCGTATATCCGTCCGGCCGTCTACCAGTATCGGAGCACACTGTGACCGCACCCATGGAGATCGGGCCGGAGCAGGTGGCCGTGGCCTGGGTCAAGGCCCTCGCCACGGAGGCCGGGAGCGCGGTCGCCACCACCGTCCCGGAGGCCAAGACGTGGCCCTTGGTGGGCACCTCGCGCGCGTTCATCCAGGTGCTGGGCACCGGCGGCGGGACCGTGGGGGACACCCCCTACCACCGGGACGTGATCTCCATCGACTCGTGGGCCACCAAGGACAACAGCGACCGGCCGCCGCTGGGGCTGGCCTACCAGCTCCTGCTGCGGGTCTGGGGTGCTGGCTTCAACGGCAAGGGCCGGGGGCTGGTCGAGGTGGCGCCGGACCTGGTGGTCTCGATCGACTCCGTCCGTCCGGTCAACGCGCACCCGCGCCGCATCCCGGACCAGGACACGAGCCGCGCCCACTACAGTCTGGACGTGGAGATCTCATGGACCAGCCAGGAAGGATGATCATGGCTGAGAAGATCAAGGTACGGACCACGATGCGGCCAACGGAGCCCATCGAGGTCAGCAGGGCTGAGGCGCTGGACCTCCAGCGCCAGGGCCTGCTGATCACGGACAACGCGGAGACGCGGAAGCTGGAGGGCAACTAATGGCTGGCGAGGTTACCGCCACCAACCTGCTGGGTGGCGCAGGGGAGCTGTACCACGGCCTCTTCGGGGCCACGGAGCCGCTGGACACGGTGGTCTCCGGGGAGCTGGATGACGAGGTCTGGCACAACTTCGGTGGCACTGACGGCGGTGTCACCAAGAACATGGACCGCAACTTCTACGACCTGCGGGCCGATCAGATCATGGACCCGGCGGGCACCCGGCAGACGTCCCGGCTGACCACGATCTCCACCAACCTGGCGGAGATCACGCTGGAGAATCTGGCCATCGCCTGGGGCGAGGACCCGGAGTCCATCACCAGCGGTGGCACCGGCGGCACGGCCTGGCGGGCGCTGGAGCAGAACGGTGACGACTCCGGCGAGGAGCCGAACTACCACGCGCTGATCTTCCGTGGCTGGGCTCCGGCCCGCAAGCGGCGGCTGGTCATCGCGCGCAAGGTCCTCTCCGTCAACGCGGTGGGCACGGCGTACAAGAAGGATGAGCAGACCTTCATCCCTGTGCAATTCAAGTGCTTCTACGTCAGCCCCACCGTGCGGCCCATCCGCATCGTGGAAGCTGGCGCGTAAGCGCGTAGCGTCACCCCGGCAAGATCCCCTATCGGTCACATCAAGGAGGCCACCTGATGTTCGATCCAGTGAAGGTCAACAGCGACGCTCCCCCCATCGAGGAGGAGCGCATCCCTGCCTTCGTCATCACCAAGGACGGCGAGGACAAGGAGTACTCGATCCCCAAGGTCATCAGCGGCCCCACCGCGCTGCTGGCCCTGGAGGTCTTCATCAACCGGGGAGAGGCCGCCACCGTCCTGTGGCTGGCGCGCCACGCCCTGGGGGCTGATGGGATGGACGCGGTCCTGACCTGTGAACAGCTCACCCTGAAGGACGCCCAGAACCTGATCAACCGCATCGGTCTGCACTTCATGGGACCGGTGAAGGAGCTGGGAAAAGCGCAGGAGTAAGGCTCCGCCAGGTCGCATGGATCATGTGGCACCTGGCGGAGATCGAGGCGGATTTCTTGGCGCTGTATGGGAAGGAGGTGCGGATCATGGACAGAAGCGACCGGGACACCGGCGGGCTGTCCGGCCCGCGCTTCCTGAACTACGCGGAGCACCTGCCCGTCTACTCCGGCGCCGTCCGCAACGCTGCCATGCGCATGACCGAGGAGCTGGGCCAGGAGCCGGAAACGGCCGCCGCGCTCATGCTTGACCCTGACCTGGAGGTCACCCGTGCCTGATGGATTCAAGGTCGCTGATGCGTTCGTTGACGTGTCAGTTGATCTCGATGATGGGGCCCTGCTCCATGACGTCGAGACGGCCAGCGACAAGGCCGGGAACCTGCTCACCCGTGGTCTGGATGACGCGGGCAAGGAGGGCGGCAGCCGCTTCGGTAAGTCCTTCGGCGGGTCGAGTGACGGCCTGCTGCGCACCATGCGCACCAAGGCGGGCAGCCTGTTCAGCCGGATGGGGGACGAGGACGGCAAGTCCTCCGGCATGAAGTTCGCCAAGGGCCTGGGTGGCGGCATCATCAGCGGGGCCACCCAGGGCGCCAGCAAGGTCGGCAAGATCCTCAGCGATGGGCTGGGCAACATCGGCCCGGCGGGGCCGGTTGTCGGCGCGGCCATCGTGGGCATGGTGGCGCTGGCCGCCCCGCTGGCCGGTGCCGCCCTGGCTGGCGGCCTCACGGCCGGTGTGGCGATGGCCGGTATCGGTATCGGCATCGCGGCGGCCATCCGCCAGCCAGCGGTCAAGGGCGCCCTGATGGGCCTGAAGCACGACGCCTCAGACATCCTCGATGACATTGGCAAGGACTGGGAGCCGACCATGCTCTCCGCCATCGCCAGCGTGCGCGGGGACATGCGGGGCATCGGCACGGAGCTGCGGACGGCGCTGGCCCCGGCCAAGGCGTACGTCCAGCCGCTCCTGGACGGCTTCATGAGCCTGGTGCGCAACGCCCTGCCCGGCTTCAACAACCTGCTCCGCGAGGCCGGACCGGTCATCAACGTCCTGAAGGACGGCCTGGGGGAGATCGGGGACGCCCTCTCCGACGCGTTCACGGATCTGAGCGGCAGCACGGACGAGGCTGCGGCTGGGCTTCAGTCGATGGTGTTCTTCGTGGCGGACATGATCCGCGCGGGCGCGTCGGTCATCGCCTGGCTGGCGGAGGCGTACCGCATCACCGTGGACTGGGGGGTCACCTGGCTGGGCTGGATGAGCCACCTGCCCGGAGTGGGGGACGTCTTCAAGGGCTGGCAGGACGACTTGAAGGACATCCAGGACACGGCCCACGGCGCGGCGCGCGGCCTGGAGGGGACCACCACCGGCATGGACGGGCTGGCCTCCACCACCTCGCGCGCCAGCCAGAGCAACGAGGCCATGGCGACCCGGCAGCGCATCCTCAACGGGACCATGGCCCAGGGTGCCGACGCGGCCACCGACCTGAAGGGCGCGATGGACGCCCTCAATGGCGCGGCGATGAACGCGGAGCAGACGGAGATCGCGTTTGAGGACGCCATCGACGCGGCCACAAAGTCGATCAAGGACAACGGCAAGACCCTGGACGCCAACACGGACAAGGGCCGCGCCAACCGCACGGCCCTGCTGAACCTGGCGCGGGCCGGGCAGCAGCACGCCCAGGCGGTCTATGACCAGACGGCCGCGACCAAGGGCACCAGCGCGGCTGAGGGCGCTGCCGCTCGCGCGTACGCCAACAGCCGGGAGAAGCTGATCCAGACCCGCATGGCGATGGGCAACAGCCGCAGCGAGGCCGTGGCGTACGCCAACAAGATCATGGCCATCCCCAAGGGCTGGACCACCACGATCAAGGCGAACAACTCCGGCGCCAAGGCCACGATCGCGGAGACCCGCCGGATGCTGAACGGCATCCCGGACGAGGTGGTCAACATCGCTATGCGGATCACCGGTGCCAAGAACGCCAGCGCGGCGGCGGCGGCCATCCGCAAGAACATGGCGACCGGTGGCCCCGTCACCGGCCCCGGCCTGAAGGGCGTGGACAGTGAGCTGCGCCTGCTGGCGCCGGGGGAGCATGTCCTGACGGACAAGGAGGTGGACGCGGCTGGCGGCCACCAGGCCATCATGGCGTGGCGCCAGGCGCTGCGCTCCGGCGTCCGCCTGTCCTCACCATCGGCACCGGCCACCCCCTCCAGCGAGGCCCGCTCGATGGGCGGGGGCGGCGGCGGCCACGTCTTCCAGTTCGGCCCCGGCTCGATCGTGCTGGACCTCTCCAGCTTCCGTTCCCTCCAGGAGGTCATGGACGCCGTCACGGGCCTGGCGTCCACGGCCCGCACGTACCGCTCCAGCACCATCGGGAAGGTGAACTACGCATGACCGCCCCAGAAGGCCCTCAGCGGCCCGTAGAGCCTCGCACCATCCCAGAGGGCCGCAGGCGCGCGAAAGAGCGCACACGGGCCGTACAGCGGGCCGCAGCAGCATTGCCGGAGGAGGGCTACCTGGCCCAGACCCGGCACGGCGCCGTCCACATCGAGCGATTCGACTTCCACAAGGAGGGCGAACACGAGTGGGTGGAGGTCCACATGGGCGGCCAGGTGGAGGGCGGGGACCCGCACTTCCGGATCGAGAATCCCCCGACGCTGGTCTCCGACCCGGCGGGGGACATCGAGCTGGCTACCGGCCGATACCGGCATGATCCCCTGGCTGCGCTGGCGGAGCTGGTCGCCCAGTACGGTGGCGCCCAGGCACAACGAAAGGGGCTCCGGGGATGACCGTCACCATCGTCTTGGGCAAGGCCACGGACGGCTACCTGGACAGCTACGACGCGGCGTATTCGACCGCGCGGGGCGGCCCAGCGGACAACGTGGTAGGCGGTCAGATCGGCTGGACCGGCCAGAACAACAACGACGACATCTATCGGATCTTCCAGACCTTCATTGGGTTTGACTACTCCGCCGTGCCCGCCACGGAAATGATGATCAACGCGCAGATCCACCTGTCCACCTCGTATGTGCTCACCCCCACCCGCGCGCGTAGCGCGGAGATCCGGGGCTACGGCTGGTCCAGCGGGGGCCTCGTGACCGGGGACTGGCGCAACGCCAGCAACCTGTCCGCGCTGACCCTCCAGGCGCGGGCCTGGAATGTCCACCAGTCGGTGGGTAAGCGGTGGGCGGCTTCCCAGGACAGCCTGGTGACCACCGTCCCCACGGTCACCTCGATGGAGTTCGTGGTGGTGACGGACCGCCAGACGGCTGGGGCCGTGCCGACCGAGGATGAGGGCACCGGCTACCTGACGTCGGAGGCGGACGGCACCGCATCGGACCCGGCGCTGGTCTACACCACCGTGACCCGCTCCCGGCTGGTGCCGGTGCTGGGCTGCTCCGTCAAGGTGCCGGACGGCGGGACCGCCTACCTGACGGCCGTGGACGGGACGGACGGCACGGCCGTCTACCTGTGGCGCGCCGACGCGGCGGGCGCGGCCACCTACCTGGACAGCATCCCCCTGGGGGAGACCTCGTCCCAGTTCGGGCGCCAGCGCGGGGCGCAGGGCCTGGGCCTGACCGTGGATGACCAGGGCAGCCTCTACGTGATCGGGCGCCTGGGCGGCACCCAGAACACCCTGGCCGGTATGGCGTACGTCCGGTCCGGCCTGAACGTCTACAGCCGCAAGGGCATCCGCTCCGCCAACCTGCCCAGCTATGACGGGCAGATCAACAACGTGGCGGCTGTCTGGCACCCCACCGGCGGCGGCAGGGTCATGGCCCTGGTGGGCCATAACAGCGGAAGCGCGGCGCCGTCCACTCATGCCAGCTTCAGCAATGACCTGGTCTGGGTCCTGCTGGACACCGGCTTCATGCGGGTGGGGTCCGGCAGCTTCCTGCGCGGGTCCGGCAGCGCGGTGGGGACCCTGGTCCCGGCCACCGTCAAGACGGGCTACTACGGCCTGCCGACCAACGAGGTGGGCACGTCCCTGGACGTGGTGGCCGCCGGTGGACAAAACCCCTCCTGGGGCTTCACTGCGACGCTGACCAAGAAGCACGCCCTGGGGGACAACTCCCAGGTGGTCATGGGCCGCTACATCATCAACAGCGCGGGAACCGGCATGGACGCCGTGTCCGCCACGGAGACGCTGGCCTACGGCGTAAAGGACGCCAACGCGAAGGTGCGCATCCTGCGGATCTCCGACACGGTGGCGGCTGTGGTGACCGTGGACAGTGACACCGGCTGGGGTCTGGCCGTCAGCGTCCAGCAGTACTCCGGGTCCAGCTCCGCCCCCAATGAGATCGGCTTCATCAACCTGGGGGACGAGGGCATTACGAACATGCCCAGTGAGGCTGTGCTGGCGCGGGCCAACCGCTGGGATGCGGTCTACAACGAGGTGGAGAACCGGATCTGGGTCTACTTCATTTCGAGCGCGGCCAACAACGTGATCCGCCGGACGGCCATCGACCTGAACAGCTTCCAGCCCCTGCGCAACAGCATCACGGTGTCCACCATCACCAGCGGCCGGGTGGTCAACGCGCTGCGCCTGCCGCGCAACGCCTCGATCACGGACCGCGCGTACCTGGACGTGGCCTACACGGAGTCCGGGGCGGTCGGCGCTCAGTCCATCGTGGACGTCTACAACCTGGCCCCGACACCCCCGGTCCTCAACCCGGTGACCAACTATGACGCCACCCTGGCCAAGGCGTTCACCTGGACCTTCCAGGACCCCAACCCGGGGGACACCCAGTCCGCCTACCAGCTCCAGATTCTGGACGCGGCCCTGGGGACCACGGCCCTGGACACCGGCAAGGTCACGTCCACCGTGTCCTCCCACAACGTGGCCGGGGGGACGCTGGCTAACGGCCAGTCCTACCAGTGGCGGGTCATGACCTGGGACGCCCAGAACGAGCCTGGCGGCTGGAGTGACTACGGGACCTTCCAGACCTCCGCCGGTGGCGTGGTCACGGTGACCTACCCGGCCACCGACAACCCCCAGGGCCTGGACACGGATGACCTGTATGTGTCCTGGTCCGTCACCGGCACCACCCAGGCCAGCTACCGGGTGATCCTCCGCCGGGTGCTGGACCTGGTCATCGTGCAGGACACCGGCTGGGTCACGAGCACAGCCACCACCGCGCTGGTGGCGGGCATGGTCTCCGACGTCCAGCACCGGGTGGAGATCCAGGTGCGCAACGCGGCCCTGGTCCTGTCCGGCATCGGCCAGCGGCTGCTGCTCCCCAGCTACTCCACGCCGGAGGCGCCCGTGGTCTCGCTGGCGTCCGTGCCGGAGCAGGGCTACGTCCTGGTGTCCGTCAGCAATCCCCTGCCCGGGCAGCCCGAAATGCCGGGCAGCACGGAGTACGGGTTTGAGGACAACAGCACGGCTGTGTGGGACAAGACGGGGTGCACGTTTGATCCCACGGTGGAGCAGGTCCACACCGGCGTCTACGCGGCAAAGCTGATCGTGACCGGGTCACCTGTCCAGGCTTTCGTCCGGGACTACGCGCACAAGGTCCCCGTGGTGCCGGACGTCCGCTACACGGCCCGCATGTGGGTCTACAAGCCGGTGGCCGGGAACGTGTCGGCAGTGATCGACTGGTTCACGGCGGGGGACGTATTCGTGTCCGGGTCCGGCAACATCTTCGCGGTGCCAGCGAACACCTGGACCCTGATTGCGGCCACCGGCACCTGCCCGGCGGGCGCGGCCAAGGCCGCCTACGGGCCGTCCCTGGTGGGCTCCCCGGCCAACGGCACGGTGCTGTACGTCGATGACCTCGCGGTCACCGGCGCCAGCGACCGCCCGGACGTGATCAAGAACCAGATCCTCCGGCGCGAGGCTGGGTCCACCATCGCCTGGGACGTCCTGGGGACCATCGGCGTGGACGCGTCACTGCGGGACTACACCGGCACGTCAGGCAAGCTGTACGAGTACAAGGCGAGGGGGATCGCGTGAGCTACACGGACAGTGTCCCGGTCACCGGCAGCGTCAAGCTGGCCGGTGTCTGGCTGCATGACCCGCTGGACCCGGCCAGCACCACCCGTGTCTATCCGTGGGGGGCGGACAGCCGGGAACACGCCGTGGACGTGGACGCGGCGGGGACCCAGTACGCGGGCCGGGTCTTCCCGGTGGTGGACTACGGGGAGGGGGAGTCACAGGTGGAGACCATCCGCCTGGTTGTCCCCCACGGGGTGGACTACCAGGCGACCCTGGAGGAGCTGGACATCTGGCAGCGTGCGAAGCGGACCCTTCACCTGCGGGACAACCGGGGGCGCAACCTTCAGGGGACCGTGTCCGGCCTGCGCTTCTCGGACCAGCCCTACGGGTCGGACGTGTCCTTCACCTTCACCCGCGTGCACGTGGTGCCGCCCACGGTGGTGGTCTGAGTGCAGACCCTCGTGCCGGTGTCCGGCCGCAACCCCAACGCGCACAACGCCACGGAGATCCAGGCCGCACTGTCCGGCCTGTCCGGGACGCGGCGCTGGTCCTTCCGGTACTCACTCCTGGACCGGGACAACCGGATGCTGATCGAGGACATGTCCAACGTGATCGCTGGCCGGGTGGAGCAGTCCTGGCAGTCGGACATCAAGCGGACGGCCACCTTCACGATCCAGGACACCGGCCTGATCAACTTCCTGACGGACCGGATCATGCCGCGTGCCCGGCTGCACCTGGCGCCCTGGGGGGCCAGCGACTGGGTGGAGTGGCCGCTGGGGGTCTTCATGCTCAACAGTCCGAAGCGCAAGGCGGACACCACCGGCCTGGTGACCCGGGACATCGTGGGATACGACGCGCTCCAGCAGTACGCGGAGGACTGCCCGCCGGGGCGCTACACCGTGGCGAAGCTGGCCAACATCGTGGGCGCCGTCAGCACTCTGCTGGGGCCGTACGTCAGCAAGGTGATCACCCCCAACAGCGCGACGCTGGCGGCGGCCAAGTCCTGGGACCCAGGCGTGTCCAGGCTGCGGATCATCAACGAGCTGCTGGGCATGGTCAACTACAACAGCCTGGCGTTCAACGAGACCGGGCAGGCCCTCGTCACGCCGTACGTCACACCGGACAAGCGGACGGCGGAGTGGACGTACGCGGACGATGACTACGGTCTGCTGGTGCCGGGCATGGAGCAGACCTTGGACCTGGCCAGCATCCCCAACCAGGTCACCTGCGTGGTGTCCAACCCGGACCAGGCGGAGCTGGTCGCCATCGCCACCAACGCTAACCCGGCCAGCATCACGAGCACCATCCGGCGCGGCCGGGTGATCTCCGATATCCGGCAGGAGCAGGACGTCCCGACGCTGGCGCTCCTCCAGGCCAAGGCCAACAACTACCTGGCGCAGGCCAGCCAGGTCTACGAGTCGGTGGACTTTGACACCGGCCTCAACCCGCTGCACTCCGGCAATGACGTCTACCGGCTGAAGTACGGGCCGCTGGCGCTCAACAGCCCGTACGTGGAGCAGAGCTGGAGCATGGAATTGAAGGCAGGCGCAAGGATGCGGCACACGGCCCGTAGGGTGGTGCAACTGTGATCAGCTCTCTGAACCTGCTTCAGGCCCTCCAGGGTGCCGGGCAGCAGCTCCCCGGCGGCAGCTCCGACACGGCCTTCCGGCTGGCTGTGATCTCCGTGGGGTATGACGCGTTTGCCTCCAACCCGTTGCCCTACCCCACGGTGCGTTTCGAGGGGGAGACGGAGGTGGGGGAGCGGACCTACGCGGTACTGAACGGCTACGTGCCGATGCCGGGGGACCGCGTCCTGATGGTGCCGGTGGGCACCACCTACGTGATCGTGGGAAAGATCAACTCCTTTGACACTCAGGGTTTCTGGACGGATGCCAACAGCTCCGGCGTGGAGCTGGGGGGCGGGGCCTACTTCGATTCGGATGAGGGCCTGGTCCTGCCGCCGGGACAGGACATTGTGCGGAATGGTCGGCTCATTGTCGATAACCACAAATTCCTCCATTCCCAGGCGCTAACCATTACTGCCACCACTAGCATCAATACCTATTCGGATATCGGGCCGGTATTGCCCGGCGGATTCACGAAAATGTATTCGGGCGCTGAGACTGACCTGGAGATCACAGTAAAGGCGAGTGCCCGAATCGATAGCGGGGCACCGATGGCCGCGCGGCTGGGGGTCCGGGTCAACAGCACGGACTACGATGTGGATGCGGAGGTGTTCGCCGCCAACGCTGTCCATTACCCGCTGATCGGCACGGCGCGGGTGTCCGGCCTGGCGGCTGGCAACCACACCGTGCGTGCGCGCATCCGGCCCGTGACGGCAACGATCATGCGCTGGGACGGAAACGACTGGATCATGATGCGAGTGGAAGAGGTGCCCGTCTGATGGCTGCTGACAAGCTGAGTCTGAGTATCGAGGAGCTGGCCGCCAGGCTGGAGGCCGTCGAGTCGCTGGCGGCTGCCCAGGGGCGCACGCTGACGGCGGTCAGCCAGGGGCTGGCCAAGGCGGTCAGCGACTTCAGCCCCGTGGGGGCGCGGGTGTCGGAGCTGTCCTCAGCCTTCCAGGAGGCCAACCGGCGGCTGGCCGCTGTTGAAGCCACACTGGTGGGCATGGAGACTCCCGACACCCCGGGGGACCTGGCGGAGCAGGTGGAGGCCGTCCGGTCTAGCCTGGGTGAGGTGGACGTCAGGCTGACGGCGGTGGAGCAGACCAGGGCGCGCTCCGGCCGCCTGGGCAACCGGCTGGCAGCCATTGAGGACGCCATCAACAGGCTGGCCGGGGAGGACCCGCCGGTTACCGAGGGGGCGCAACCGTGACACAGCTACTGGCGGACATTGCCAGCTACCAGGGCAGCCTGACCCTGGCGCAGCTCAAGGCGGCCGGACACTCGATCATCAGCGTCAAGGTCTCGCACGGGCTGACGCAGCGATCGGTGCATGATCGCGTGGCCCAGTACGTCAAGGACGGCCGCGCTGGTGGCTGGGGGCTGGCCTCGTTTCACTTCCTGGACGGCACGGCCACCGGCACCAAACAGGCGGAGTACGCCTACGCGCGCATGAAGGCGCTGGGCCTGCACGTCGGCGCGGCGCACATCGTGGACGTGGAGAGAAGCCCCACGGGCGACGCCACCGAGAAGATCTATCAGGACTACTGCGCGCGTATGCGGCAGCTCCTGGGCCGTGACTTCATCACCTATACCGGGGACTGGTGGTGGGAGCCGCGCGGCTTCCGTCCGGCCACCCGCTGGCTGATGGGCGCACCGGCCGCCGGTTACCTGCCCGCCTACCCTGGCGACACCTCGTCGCACTGGAAGGGCTACGGCGGATGGGCGGAGTTGGCCATCATGCAGTACCGGGCCACCGGCTACCCCATCGCGGGGCACGAGGTCTCCCAGTCCGCGATTCGCTCTCCCAAGCTATGGGACCAGATGATCGGAAAGTCAGGTGAGAACGCAATGGCAAGCTGGGTAGTTGTGCCGTGTCTGGTGACACTGCGCAATGAGTTCAATGAGCTGTCCCCGAACCGGGACAAGGGCTCAGACGGCACGATCGGGGACACTGCGCACACGTCCTCCAGCGACCACACTCCGGACGAGGACTCGCGCGTCCTGAAGGACCACGACGCGGACGACAAGAACGAGGTCCACGCGCTCGATACGGACAGCACCGGCCCGTGGCCGGGCCCCGCCACCCAGAAGCAAAAGGCGCGATTCCACGCCAGGGTGATGGCGGTCATCGAGAGGGAGAAGGCCAAATGGCTGGACCCCAACGATATGTGCCGTCTCAACTATGTGATCTGGGACGGCCAGATCTACGACAAGGACAACGACTTCCGGCCGGTTAAGTACACCGGTTCGGACCAGCACACCGGCCATGCGCACTTCTCCGCGCGGTACGAGACCAGGGCCGAGAACGACACCCGTCCGTGGGGAGTCATCCCCACCGCAGCACAGGAAGAGGATCTAGTGACCACCCAGGCGGAGTTCAACAGCTTCATGCACACCTACGTCCGGACGGCGCAGGGCCGGGAGGACCTGGCCTGGGCCATCCTCGCGTACGACCCCAACGCGGACGCGGACGGCTCGACCCCCAACGGGTCCGTCAAGAACCTGACCAACCCCTCCAAGGGCAACGAGACCGTGGGCGCGGCCACCGCGCTGGAGCGGGCGCAGGTGGCCGCCCAGGTGGCCTACCAGGTCCGTGACCGGGTGGACGAGGTCAAGGTGGAGCTGGAGGGCGTCAAGTCCAGCCTGACCGCTATCCTGGCGGCTGTGACCCCGGAAAACCCGCAGGTCTAAACCCGTCCAGATGCACGGCCGGTCCGGTTTGATACACCGGACCGGCCGTAACATCGAGGCAACCTGTTCCGGTGCAAGATCGGGACCTGGGGGAAGGTGGATCATGAGTGAACGCGCGCAGCTTGACCACGTATATACGGGACTCGATCCTCTTCGGGCTGGGAATCTACGTAGCCATGTCGGAGACCGGAGTGCCGCCCTTTCAACGCCCAGCGGAAGGGCCGAACCTGTGGGTGCTGGTGTTCGCGGGACTGCTGTGCAACGGCCCGGTGGTGCTCCAGGCGCTGGCACTGCGCTTTGGTACTGGTGGGCAACGGCAGGGGCCGGAGCCGCCGCAACAGGCGCAATTGCCGGAGTCGCCCTCCGTACCCTCTTCGGGGGGTAACTGATGCCGCTCCGTCGATTCTTCGCAGCACGGGGGTTGAAGTACCCAGTGGCCTACAGCCGTCTGACCGTGGTGGCCGGAGTCCTGGCGGCCATGGCTATCTCCATCGTGGTCAGCATTCAGGCTGTCCAGCAGACCCAGCGCGAGGGCGAGCTACGCCAGCGCCAGGCTGTGTGCGCGGTCGCGGACCGGATGGTCAAGGTCTACTCCACCCCATCGACTCAAACCGGCCGTGAGGCCGGAGAGGCGTGGCAGCAGCTACGCATGTTGTTCCGTTGCCAAGGAGGCACACCGTGACCCCAGAACCCAGCAAGGTCGAGACCAAGACCAAGGCCAGCACCACGGCCGCCGGTGTCGGCAGCTTCCTGCTCCTGGTGATCTTCGGGCTGACCAGCCCGGACGAAATCCTGGCGCACGTGCCGGACGGCCTGACGTCCACGGCGGCGGCGGCACTCCTCGCGGCCGTGACGTTCTTCTCCGGCTACGCGAGGGCCCACCTCCCCAGCAAGCTGTCCCAGTCCGCTCAGGACGCCCTGGAGCGCCTGCGGGGCCCCGGGGCATCCTGACCTACCCCCGGACACGGAAACGCCCTCAGCGGTTCGCTGAGGGCGTTTCTCGTGGGGTCTAGAAGGATCCGGCGCACTTGTCGCCCATCTGCTGGCGGATGCTGCTCTCCTTGGTGAGGCCACGGCCGCACCGGACGCAGCAGCCGTAGATGGCGCCCAGCTCCATGGCCTTGGCAAGGTCCAGCTTGTGCGCGGCGGTCAGCCGGTTGACCACGCCGGGGATGCGCTCCCAGGAGCCATTCTCGCCCGGGGCCTCCGGCGCCACCAGCTTCTTGCCGTACTGGCGGCCGGAGCCGTGGATGGCGTGCACCACCTTGATCACGTCACCGTCCAGGAGGTACATGCCGTCCTCCAGCTCCTCAGCGACCGCCGGGGCGGCCTGGCGCTGGGAGGCCCGCAGCTCCTTGACCTTGCTGATCATCTTGTCAATCCAGGCGCTGGCGTCCCCGCCCCGCGCCGCGCTGGCCCAGGCACCGGCGGCCGTCTTGTCCTCGATGTAGGTCCGGGTCTTGGCGCCCAGCTCCGCGTCCAGGCCCTCGATCTCCGTGGCCAGCTTCTCCATGAGGGCGGCCTGGGCGGGGGAGCGGCGGTCCACCGGCGCGGCAGGCGCGGCCTGGACGTTGGCAAACGGGTCGGTCACGGTGTCCTCCTTGGCCGGGGTGCCCAGGTTGGTGCCGCCAGCAGTGTGGAAGGTCATCAGCCACCGAGCGGTGTGGGGCTTCTTGGTGTAGTTGCGCTCTGCGATGCGGCTCATGTCCACTCCCTGGGTAGCTGTCCTGGTGTTAGACATGACTCTACGGCAGACCTGCTGATGCGTCAACAGGTCTGCCGTAGGAATCTCAGGGCAGGTCGGTCAGGTTGTGCTCCGTCACGCAGTGCGCCCGCAGGGCGGCCAGCTCCGAGGACATCGCATCGATCTCCCGGATGGTGGCCCTCCAGTAGGTGCGCTGGGCCTCCGGGTACTCCTCCGGCGCCCGCTCGCGCAGGTAGGCGTTGTCCCCCGGCTTGCGCTCCGAGGGGGTCACGTAGACGGAGGTGGTGCAATTCCACCAGCCCTGGAGCGTGGTGGCGCGGGCCTTCAGGTCCGCCATGGCCCTGGACACCTTGCGGCGCGCCGCAGCGCGCGGGCTGCGGATCACCACGTCACCTTGACCGGGGACAGGCTGGCCGCCCAGGTCTTGAAGCTGGCCGTGGTGTCGGCGGAGTCCCCCACCACGAAGATCAGGTCCAGGCGCTCGTCCTGCTGGATGCGCCAGATGTTCTTGGCGGCGGCCAGTTGCTCGCCATCCTGGAAGGTGTTGGTGAGCAGGCGCCCGCTCTCAAACCAGGTAACAGTGATCATGACTTCTCCTTGATGTGGATGATGACCTCGTGGCCGGTGGACAGCTCGTGGGCGCGGGCCTCGTCCTGGGTGACCTTGTGGTCCAGGCGGTCACAGTCCTCGCAGTAGATCTCCACCGTGTCCTCCAACGGGAGAGGGGGCCAGGTTGCCCCGTCCCCCTCACTGTACCCCGGACCTGTTGGTCCGTCAACGGCGAACCGTGACCTTCGTGATGACCACCACCGTGGTCCCCCCGCCCAGGGCCAGCAGCAGGGCGATGACCGCCACCGCGCCGATGACTCCGGACATCGAGACTCCGGCCAGCAGGGCGGCGGTCTGGACCCAGAGCCACCAGCCCAGGGCCCCGACACCGGCCACGGCCGCAGCGACGCCACCGGCCACCCAGGGCCAGGTCCGGCGCTTGCGCTGCACCGGCCGCAGGTCGGTCAGGTAGACCCGCATCACGCCCCAGCCCCTGGGCAGCCCAGGACGGGACAGCATGTCCCCGTAGGGCTTGACCCTGCGGTCCCTGGCCTCGTCCCGCAGGCGCGCCCTCAGCTCCTGGACGGGGCCTTCCCAGTCCTCTGTCCCCGCCGGGGCCAGCACCAGGTCCGTCATCGTCCGGCCCAGCCGGGGCTCCGGTCCCCGGACAATGGCGTCCCCGGACCGGTAGTGCACCACGTCCCGCCTCATGCGGTCACCTCCCTGTTGATCGCGCGCAGCTCCACCGCGACGCGGATGGGGTCCCGGCGCTCCTTGGCGGTCAGGCCGCCCCAGACGCCCATGGCCTCGCCGCGCTCGACTGCGGCCGTCAGGCACTCGTACTGGATGGGGCAGGTCCGGCACACGGCCTTGGACCTGGCCCGCGCCCGCGCGCCCAGCAGACTGTTGGTCTCGTCGTAGAAGTCGTCCGCCTGGTGGTTCTCCAGCTCCCCGCCCAGGGCCTTGACCTTGCAGGCGGGCGCCAGCGGGTCCCGGCCCGTGGTCATCAGGTGGTCCTGGCGGTCCTGGACCGATCGAGCGGGCAGGCTCGCCATGATGGCCTGGACCACCGGGTCCTCCCGGACCGGCGGCGGGACGGGGGACGCTGCCGCCTTGTCCCGCGCGGCCTGGAGGCGGGCATTCTGGGAGGCCCGGTCCTTCAGCCGGTGGGCCTCCTTCTTGATCTTGGCCCCGGGACAGATACACCGCTGGCCCCGGGGGTACTCCCGCGCGGCGTGCAGCGTGTTGTGCGTCTTGGCGGGACAGTCCGTCCGGACCGGGTACCCCAGGAGGACAGGGCCGGTGTGCCGGGGGGTGGCCCCGTTGATGAACGGAGCACACAGACGTCCGGGGACAGATGCCCTGGGGGTCACTCGATCCGGGCGGGTGGACAGCGAGGGCATCAGGTAGTCCAGTTGATCGGTCATGAGAGGACACTCCAGACGTAGGACGCCAGCAGGTAGCCAGCGAGGACAAGAAGCCAGCGGCCCACCAGCTCCCCGGCCATCGCCGCGCGGCCGTACTTGTCCCGGAGGACACGCTGGACGCGGGCGCGGCGCAGGCTGATGCGGCGCGGATTGAGCTTGTTGAGCTTGTCGTTGTAGACGCACATCAGGCCCCGGATGACCAGGACCTCCAGCAGGTGGGTGACCAGCCGCGTCCGGGACTTCAGCTTGAAGACCACGAAGCGCTCCGGCTCCAGGTCGGACCAGGGCTGAGGCGGCTTGTTGCCGAACCGGCCTGGTCCGCCCACCAGGTGCTCCCGGTCCCGGCGCTTCGGGTCAACGGTCCGGCCGCCATACCCAAAATGCCTGCTCAGCCAGCGGATGCCGAACGGAGCCCAGGGCTTGCGGGTCCGGTAGACGTAGATCTCCTCGGTGGTCCGGACCCACCAGTCCCGGTTCACCCGGCGCCTGGGGCGGGCCTTGTGGAAGACCCCCCGCTGGCTGCGGCGGCTAGTGGGGCGGCGGTAGCTCATCGGTTGGCCTCCGGGTGGTTGATGGGGCGGGACCTGTCTATCTTCCAACAGGACCCGCCCCAGTGTCAAGGGTTGTTGATCACGCATTCTCGCGCTGGCGGTCACGCACGTACGCGCGGAGGTGGTCACGGTCGTACAGCTTCGTGCCCCGCGCACCGATTGACACCTCAACAGGGAAGTCTGACCGCCTCTCGCGCCACCTGTTCAGGGTGGACAGCTCCAGGCCCGCCTCATCGGCGTACAGCCGGAGGCTGATTCCCTGGGGGGTGGGTGGGTCGGAGCTGGGAACATGATCGAATCGACCACCCCCCACCCCCGCCTCCAGGATCATGGCGGCAACGTCCGGGATCGGTTGACCGCCTGTTGCCCAACCAATGAGATCCGCCTCCGCGCTCTCCGACATCACGCACTTCAGGTCCATGAAGGGTGCCTGGAGTTCCCTCAATGCGTCACCCACCACAAGGTGCCAGCGACCCGGCGCCCCGCGCTTCGTCGGAGCAGGCTTGATCTGGGGCGCCAGCATCCGCCACTGTGCGGCGGTCGCCCGCGCGAGGCCCCGCGCGCCGAAGTTCTCCCGGTTCTCCGCGCCCGCGCTGGCCTTGGCCGTGACGCTCTGCCCGGCCATGATGATATGGATGCGCAGCTCCCGGCCCATGCTCGACAGGTTGCCCATCGCGGTCAGCGCGGGGCTCATCATCGGGTCCTCCGGGCCCTTGATCGTTTTCCAGTAGGCCCTCAGCCGGTTGGTGGCGCCGTTGATCTCCTCCAGGACCGCGACCAGCGGGACCAGGCTGGCGCTGGCGGCCTTCGGGTCGGCAGCACTGCTGACCATGCGGGCACGGCGCAGCAGCTCCTCATCCAGCCAGATCAGCGAGTCGTGCAGCTCCTCCGCCTCGCTGGCGTAGCTGACCCCCGGGACCTTCCGCAGCCACATGTGGCTGGTGAACTTCGCGTCCAGGACCAGGACGCCGTAGCCCCAGCGCATGAACTGCGCCACGATCGCGGCAATCAGCTCCGACTTGCCCGCGCCGGACCCGCCAGCGATGAGCAGGTGGGGGGACTCCAGCTTCAGCTCAAACGTGACCAGCTTGCCCCGGGGGCCGTAGCCCATCACGGGGCCGTCCTCGTTGGCCGCCTCCATGTCCGCCTTGGCCTCCTGGAAGGTAACCAGGCGCGGCGGCTTGGGCGGGACCTTCAGGTCCACCCAGGACTTGCCGCGCTCCATCCGCCAGGTGGGGGTCAGGTCCTCGATGGACAAGCGGCTGGCGACCATGGCCACCAGGCGCTCCCTGTCCCCCTTCTCCGCCAGCCAGTCCAGGGGCAGGCGGACCCGGATAAAGGCGTCCTCCGTGTCCCTGAAGTCCTCCGGGACCAGGACCCACTCATGACCCTTGCCCTTGACGTGGCCTTTCTTCATGACGCCGGACAGCCCGATGGCCACCGGCTCGACCACCTCCCGGCGGAACACCCGGCGCTCCCAGTAGCTGCCCACGGCGCGGAAGCCGTACAGGCTGGCGGCCGTCAGCGCCATGGTGGCGGGCACCGGCTCCAGGTAGGCGCCCAGCGCTGCCGCCGGGGAGAGGGTGATCGGCAGGCGCACGTACAGGAAGCGCTTGTAGCCGGGCAGGAGCTGGTAGGCGTTGGCGTGGCCGGACGGGTCCAGGCCGGTGGTGCCGTAGCGGAAGCCGGTGGCGTCCGTGTAACGGTGGCCGTTCAGGGGCTGCCCGCTGAACCACCGGTAGGGCAGCGCCAGCCGCCCGTTGAAGCCTGGCGGCAGCGGGTAGGACTCTGCGCGGTAGCGGTCCTTCTTGCTCATGATCCGTCCTCCTCGTCCTTGTCCCGGCCCTTGGCCCGTGCGACCTCCAGGCGCGCCAGGCGCTCAGCGTCCCGGGTCATGGCCTCCGTCTTGTGCCGCTCGATCTGTCCCTTGCACCAACAGGTCTTGTAGTCCCCGCCGTGGATGGCCCTGGCCACCACGTCCGGGGTGAAGCGGTGGGCGCAGCAGGACTGGGGGACGTTCTCCAGGTCCACCCGTCCGGCGCACTTGCACCACTGGGGCTGGCAACCCCGGCGGTCGCACAGACACGGGTACGCCTCGCTGATCGGCACCACGGCGGGCAACCGGCCCAGCCAGCGGTCATGGGGGACGGGGCAGACCTGCCCCGCCGGAGCGGGGCAGGTGCACCGGATGACCTTGACGCCATCCTGATCGGTCATGCCGCCAGCTCCCCGGCCTTGACCATGCGGGCACGCAGGCGCTGGATGGTCTTGGGGGCCACGTCCACGGCCTCCGCCACCTCAGCCTTGGTCTTGCCCTCGATCAGCAGCTTGCGGGCCAGGTCCTCGTCCCAGGCTGCCGCGCGGGTCCGGGTCTTGGTGGCGGTCGCGGTGGGGGCCTCCCAGCCCGCCAGCGGCAGCACCGGGCCGTAGGTGGTCATCGGCACTGCCTGGGTGGCCGGGGACACCGGCACGGGGAGCAGGTCCGCCAGCAGCATCTGCGAGTCCGGGGACTGCGCCACCGGCGCGGTGGTCAGCTCAGCAACGGTGGTCTGCTGCGCCCGGTCCAGCTCGTCCAGCAGCCGGGTGATGGTCTCGTTGGCCTGGGCCACGGACGCCTCCAGGTGAGCCGTGGACGGGGCGGGCAGCCCCTGGACGGCCTGGGCCACCGGGCGGGTCAGCAGCAGGCCCAGGGTGGCCATGAGCATCAGGCCATCGATGGCCAGCGGGCCGACGCGGTAGACCACCAGGTCCTCACCGTCCGCCTGGAGCAGGCCGGACAGGTGGTTGTAGCTGACCAGGGCGGCCACGCTGGCGGCCGTGAGGATGCCGCCCCAGCGGACCAGCCGGTGGCTGAGGATCGGCTGCCACGGCACCCGCACGAACAGCTCCACACCGGCCCAGACCATGAGCGGCCAGAAGATCGCGTAGACCAGGGACCGGACGGACGGGTCCGGGTTGACGTGCAGAGTGTGGCTGACGTTGCCAGCGATGGACAGCGCCAGCATGGCCAGCATGACCACGTAGGCCCACCGGCGGCCTGCCTTGATCTGGGCGGGGGTGAAGTTCACGGCGTACTCCTCGGGTGAGTCGGGGGCTTGATCCCACCGGACCAGGGGACTGGATCTCCGCCCCGGTCCGGCGGGGCAACTCCAGTTTACGGGTCAACAGGTGAGCTGTCTACCCCTGGACAGAGGAAAGCCGGGGGACTTTTGAAGTCCCCCGGCTTCCGGTGCCGACCCCCAGGTCAGCTCCAGTCGTAGTCCCCGTCCGGCTCACCGATCACGTGCCAGTCGATGTCCTTGCGCATCCTCATCACCCCCTCTCGATCACTGTCTCTGTGACCATGGCGACCGCGTGGAACGGGATGGCTACCCGGGCCAGCGGCTCCATCGTGTCCGTGTCGATCGTGCGGCCCTTGATGGTCTCGTGCTGGCGGAGCAGGTGCATGGTCTCTTCGTAGGTGACCCCCACGTGGCCCTCGGTCGACGGGCACAGGTGGACCACGGGGCCCAGGGTCAGCCAGACGCTGACGGCGGTCATCTTCTCGATCACAGCCACGGCTCCGGGGACATCGGCCGGAACGCCCCACCCTTGATCGGGTCCGGCTGGACCCCCGCAAGGACGCTGGCCATCCGCTCCAGGCGGTCCGTCAGGTCCTGCGCCATGTCCACCGGGTGCCAGCCGTTGTTCACCTGCTCCGTGTGGTGATCGAGCGTCCGGCGCAGCTCCGCGTACAGCTCCAGGTCTTCCATGCTCACCTCTCCTTGACTCACTGCCTACGGTACGGGGCACCTGCTGGTGTGTCAACAGGTGCCCCATGATCCCTAGAAGTAGTCGCCCTCACCGTTGATGCGCCAGGTGCGGGCCGGGAGGTTGATCCCCCGGGGCCGCGCCCAGACCGCGCCGTCGTAGGTCGAGAGGACGTCCGCCAGCTTGCCGGGGGTGACCGCCTGCGGGTGGGTGTTGTCCACCAGGTCCTTGCCCGCCAGCGTCTCGCACTGGTCGTTGAACACGGAGCAGATGGCCTCCACCGGCAGCGCCACCGTGGCCTCCTTGCGGCGGCCGGACGGCCAGTCCACGATGACCGGGTCCCGGCGCCGGTTGATCCAGTTGCGCAGGCGCTCGTTGCGGACGCCGAACTTGTAGGCCGCCAGCGCCGGATAGCTCAGGAAGCCGTAGTCCACGCCCTCGCGCACCATCAGGGTTGCGATCATCGCCGCGTCCAGCGCCTGGCCGGGGTAGTCTTCCGGCAGCCGGACGTAGGCGCACTTCTCGGTCCAGTGCTTGGCCGGGTCCAGGTCCACGATCTCCGCCCCGTGGGGCATCGCCTGGGCCAGCCGGACCGGGTCGCCGGGCAGCAGGCCGGGGACCAACATGCCCGCGTGCTTGATGTCCAGCGCGCCCGCCCTGAACGCCTCTCCCAGCGCGTCCAGGCCCAGACCCACACCTACCCCTACCCAGCCCCCGATAGGCCCCAGGAATTGGTCTCCGGGCCGCAGGTCCTGCATCGTGGTGATCAGCCGTCCTGTCACTGTGCCTCCTCGTTCAGCTCCAGCCACGGCGGCCGGACGCTCGCTACCTGGTCCATGGTCTTGTTGCCCCGGAAGGTGTTGCACCGGTTGTGCGCCGGACGCTGGTTGCTCACCGCGTGGACCGCGCCCTTGAGGCTGCGCGGCTTGACGTGGTCACGGGTGAAGCACTCCAGCTCCGGAAACTTCAGCGTGAGGTCGATCAGCGCCTGCTCCTGGGTGGCCCCCCACACCAGGCACAGGTGGCAGTACGGCCCCCAGCGCTTCAGCAGAGCTGCGCGGATCTTGTTGCGGGTGCCCTGTCCGGTCTTGTCGCTGGTGCCGCGCGGCCCCTTCTTACGGGCACTGCGCACCGGCGGGTCAAGGGGCAGGTTGGACAGTTGGATCTCCAGGGGGAGCATGTCCGGGCTGTTCCACCAGCCCCAGCTCCGTCTTCCCAGGGTGCTCATCGAGACCTCCTTGTGCTCGACATGGTAAGGGCGGAGCGCGCCCCCCGGTGCGCTCCGCCCTCGCTTACCGTGCGGCTAGATCAGCCCTGGGCCTTGGCCCGGAACCACTCCAGCGCCACGTCCTTCTCCGTGGCCGTGAAGTCCGCCAGCTTCCAGGCGAACTGCGGCTTGCTGCCGGGCGCACCCAGCCCCAGCCACTCCTGGATCAGCAGGTCCACGCTGTCCGGCCCCGTGATCGGAGTCTGGGTCTTGGGCGTGGCGTCCGGGGTGCCCTTGGCCGGGTGACGGCGCAGGGTGCCCAGGAGCATTCCCTTGGTGGGGATGAAGCCCTTGACCTGACCCACCAGCGCGCCCTGGGACAGGTACATGTCCACGTGGGTCTTGCTGGCCTTGGGGTTCTCCACGTCGATGACCGTGACGTCGGCCGTGACGCGGTCCTGCATGTCGCCCTCCTTGCCGAAGCGGTTGATCACGCGCTCCAGCTTGGTGGGCTGGATCACCAGCAGCTTGCCGGACAGCTCGTCCATCTTCGGGAAGTCCGACGTCTTGATCTCAGACGGCTTGTTACCGAACGGGTCGGACGAGGCGGCACCGGCGGAAGCGCTGGCGAACGGGTCGTTACTCATGCTGTGTCCTCCTAGGACCTTGCAGTGTGCGGCTTGCCCGCGTGCCGTGCCGGGGGCTTGACCCCGGTGTGCTGGCCGTCGCGACCTTGCGGGCTGCGGTCCTGTTCACGGCTCCGGTGACATTGCGCAGGTCTGGCTCCCCGGTCCGGCAGCCTTTGCACTGACTACCGGATGGATCATGACCAGCCTTAGGGTGGAGATCCCCCCAGCCCACGCCGCTGACTGAGGATATTGTGCCCGTTGACGCGTCACCTATTCAAGTATGCGCCAGGCAAGGTCTGAGGACCATGCCCTGGCGGGCCACGTTGTGTGTGTCCTGCCTGCCTGGCTGTCTGAGTGTAGGGCAAGCGGGCTACGCGCCCTCATGTCTGCATTTCGATCAGCTTCGGCAGGGGTGGAGAACCACCCTTTTCGGTGCCCGGTTCCTCGACTACCCGGTCTACCTAGATCCCGCTTCCCGTCCCGCTTGCCTTACAAGAAGAACACTAGTTGATGCTCCGGGGGCCTGTCAACAGAACCGGGGGAGTATTTCCTGGGCAACCTGCTCCAGCTCCGGACCCCAGGCGCCAGCCGCCTCCGCCTCCGCGTAGACGGCGCTGGCCTCCTGAGCCGTGACGCAGTCCCGCAGGCGGGCGCCGTACGCCTCCACCAGTCCGACCCTGGGTATGGGCCGCATCCAGCCCCACGGGTCGCCCTTGGCCTTGCTGGCGGCCCGGATGCCGTAGACCTGGTGTGCCACCTGGAGGGCGTCCCAGCCCTTCCTGATGTCCACCTGGTAGATGTCCACCTCCGGGTTGCCGCTGGGGTGCTCCCACGGCATCCACGCCACCAGGGCCACCTCCTGGTTCACCGGCGGCATGTCCGTCCAGACGGCCTTGACCGGGTCCCACATCGCGTCCCCGTGCGCGTAGAGGGCAAGCTGGCAAGCGATCTCCAGCCAGGACCAGAAGCGCTTCTGGGTCTTCAGGTCCGCGATGAAGTCGGATTCGGGCAGGATGTAGCCGCCGCCCCGGCAGTCCCAACACCGGCCGCCGGTGCTCTCGTCCGTGCTGCCACCGGACCCGCCGCAGGTAGAGCAGGTGTTCAGCAGGTCCCGCAGGATGTTGTCCAGCGTCCCCACGCTGTTCAGGGACTCCACCATCACCTGCCGCTCCTGCATCCCAGGCAGTGCCAGCAGCTTGTGGACGGCCAGCCGGGACACGTAGCTGGGCAGCTTCTCCAGCGTCTCCGCCGGGACGCCGGTGGGGTTGGGGATGCCCGCGTGGTGGTGCTCCACCATCTTGTGCGCGATGTTGCCGCGCTGCGCCCCCAGCTCCGCCTTGGCCAGCCGCTTGAAGACGTCCACCATCTGCATGAGCTGGTGGCGGATCTCCTTGGGCTCCAGGTCATCGATGGGGATCGACACCAGCCGCGCCAGCTCCTGGGGGAGCTGAAGGACGCCCACGATCTGGAGGCTGGCCAGCGACTCCCGGACCCCCAGCAGCACCATCCGGCACTCCCAGTCACCCAGGGCCTTGGTGTCGCTGATCGAACTGGCCAGGTTGGTGGCGCGGGTCCAGCCGCCCTTGTGCGCGGAGCCGTCCCGGTTCGGCAGCCGGTAGCGGCCAGCGGTCACCATCGCGGGGGCGGACACCACCTGGCTGGGCAGCGTCAGGAACGGGTCCGATGGCGCGGGCGCGCTACGCACCCACGCCCCATCGGCACCCAGCTTCTCGAACGGGTCGGAGGTCACGCCTGCTTCCCCACGTAGACGCGGAACCACGGCCCGGTGTTCTCGCAGTCGCACTCCCCGGCGCGGACCTGCTCAAACGTGCTGTTCTCGATGCCCGCGTGCGCCGGGTCCACATCGATGATCGTTCCGCAGGAGCCGTGAATGAACACCGGCCGCCCCTCGTACCCCGCGAACGTGAACGGCTTGACGTCCGGGCGGGTCGCCAGCGCCTCGTCCACCACCTCCTGGAGGCCCTTGCGGTAGGACTCCTTCCAGGTGGTGACGTCCCGCCGGTGTGCCGTCACCTTGTCGACGTGCCGGAGTGTGACTCTCATGCCGTGGCCTCCTTGGTCTGTGCCTTCAGGAACGTGACCCATTGGTCAATCACCTGTGCAGCCTTCACATTATCAATCAGGTCTGACACTTCACCAGCCCTCGGGCGCTTCGCAAACGGGTCATCTGCCGCCGGGACGTCGATGCCCATCCCCCGCGCCATGTTGAGCTGCCTGTCACTGGCCTCGCGCTTGCGCCACGGGGCGGCCTTCTTGCTGAAGGTCTCGTGAGGATCGAGGCCCTGCCGGATGGCCAGGTCCTCCACCTCCTGCTCCGCCCAGACCATCGCCTGGGACACCGGCAGGCCCTGGTGGTCCGTGGCACCCACCGGCCGCGCCGGGAGGCCCGCCTCCTGGAGCTTCGTGCCAGCGTTGCGGCCGTCCTGGGTGCACCAGACCACGCTGTGCTCCCCGGCCTCAGCGTCCGGCGCCCAGCTCTCCACCAGGAAGAAGTACAGGCCCTGCTCCCCCGTCTTGCTGGACGTCATGCCCATCGGGAGGTAGTGCACGCCGCTGGCCGTGGTCCGCCAGACCCGGTGCGAGTCACGGGACAGCGGGTCAAAGTCCACCACCTCGACGGGTCCGGCGTAGTACTCGTCCGCCAGCCCCTGGCCGTCCCCCAGCTCCTCGTCCTCGTCCTGCTCCAGCAGCTCCGCCATGTCCTCAAACTCCAGCAGGGACTGGCCGTCCTCCAGGTCCTCCGGCTTGTCCTCCCGCTCGCTGAGGTCCACCAGGCTGGCCAGGCCGTGCTGGCGGCTGGCGCCCACGACGTCCAGGACCAGGCAGTCCGTCTGACCATCGAACAGCCGCAGGCCCCGGCCCACCATCTGCTGGTAGAGCGGGCTGGACTTGGTCGGGCGAGCGATGACCACGCAGGACACGCGGGGCGAGTCGAATCCCTCAGTGAGCACCATGCAGTTGACCAGGACCTGGGTGTCCCCGGCCTCCAGCCGCTTGATGATCAGCCGCCGCTCCTCCTGGGGCAGCGCACCGTGGACCACCTCCGCGCTGATGCCGTGCGCCACCAGGGCCTCAGCGAACACGTAGGCGCTGGACACGTTGGGGGTGAAGACCAGGCCGGACCGGTCGCTGGCGTACTCCACGTACGCCTCCGCGACCTTCTCCGGCGCCAGCGAGTCCACCAGGGCGTCCGCCAGGTCCTCCGCCTGGAAGTCCCCGGCCTGGGTCTTCAGGCCCTTGGTGGTGAAGTCCGGGACCTGGATGCGCTTGCCCCGGACGTCCAGCAGGTACTTGCGCCGGATCATGAAGGCGATGTCCCGCCGGAACGCGACCTCTTCCCAGACCTGGGACAGCTTGCTTTTGTCCGACCTGGCCAGCGTCGCGGTGAAGCCCTCGGCGTCGGCACCGTCCTCCGGCGCCGGACCACGGTGGGAGCAGGCCGCGCGCTTCGCTGCGGTGCCCTCCTCCAGGCAGGGTGCGCACGCGGGGCCGATCGCGCCGTAGTGCTCCAGGATGTCCAGGTAGGTCGGCGCGGTGGCGTGGTGGCACTCGTCCACGATGATCCGGCCGACCTTGCGGACGGCGGCCCGCCGCTTCGCGCTGCGCAGCGTCTGGACGCTGGCCACCACCACCTGCGCCTGCACCTGGTTCAGGCCCGCCTTGACGATGCCGACCTGGAGGTGCGGGGCGATGCCCTTGATCTTCTTGTACGCCTGCGTGACCAGCTCGTCCGTGTGCGCCAGGACCAGCACCCGCTTGCCCAGGTTCTCCGGCAGGCTCAGGTAGGCCAGCGCCCGGTGGGCGAAGACCACCGTCTTGCCCGCGCCCGTGGGCAGCACGATGGCGGGACGGCGCACTCCGCGCTCGTGCGAGAGGTCCAGGGCCTTGCTGCCGTCCTCCTGGTAGTCCCGGAGGCGGAGCATCTGTGCGGTCATCGTGCGATCTCCCATACGTCAGGCGGCAGGTGGACCCTTAGTCTACCTGCCGCCTGTTGGTTGGTCAACGGTTAAATGCGGGGCATCGACCGCTGGATGATGCTGGACAGCCACTCCGGTGTCTCCCGGAGCTGGTCCAGGAACAGCTTGCCGCCGTCCGGCCGCGCCGGATGGGTGATGCTCGGCGTGGCCGTGTGCAGCGTGACGAAGGAGTCCAGGGCCTCGTCCGCGTTGGGGTCATCCCAGGTCCAGGTGACCACGACCCGGCAGATCGGATAGACCTTGACCTGGTGGCCGGGGGCAGCGTTGGGGCGGGCTACCTCCACGTAGGCGTCCGCCCCGCTGACCGACACCTCCCACCGGCTGGTGCGCCGGGGGAAGCTGGTGCCCCAGTCCTCGGTGACGTAGGGGGTGGTCATGACTTCAGCACCTCCGGGTCAAGCCCAGCTTGGTCGAACATCTGCACGGCCGCGCCATCCGCCCCGCGCCGCAGGCGCACGGGGGTGGAGGGCTGGAAGGGATACGTCCGGCCCGGGGGCTCATCGATGAGCAGGGTCACCATGACCAGCCCAATGTTGCCGCCCCCGCCCACGGCCGTCTTCAGCACCTCATACCAGGCGCCATTCTCGCCCTGGACGAGGTCACCGGCGGCCACCATGCCCCAGTGCCCGTCCTCCTCCGGCCCGTTCACGGCCAGCTCTTCCCGCAGCGCGCCGTCCTCCTCCGGGGTGACCTCCCACTGGGTGATGACCTCAGCCGACACGGTCACGTTCAGGTTGACCGCGTGCCCGGTCTCCGTGTTCTCCACGTGCAGCCAGCGCAGGTCCCCCTCCTGGTGCCAGGCGGTCCGTACCTGGGTGCCGTCCTCCAGCTCCAGGTACCGCGCCCAGCCGCCCCGGAGGACGTCCGCCAGTGCCTCAGCGATCATGGTCGAGAGGTCCTGTGCCATCAGACCCACCCCATGTGGAACGCCTCAGACGCGCACTCCTGGGCCGCGTCGCGCACCCACTCCGGCATCTTGTCCCGATGGGCCTCCGTGGGCCGGAACCAGTGCTGGCGGATGCGGTTGGCGCCCAGCTTGCCGCCCTTCAGGACCTGGAGGCCGCTGGACTCCACCGTGGCAATCTCGCCACCGTTGGTGATGACCACGGTCAGGTTGCGGGGGCGAAAGGTCCGCTTCTTGTTGTACGGGTCGTGATCATCCGGGGCGCCGTCCACCTCGTAATTGAAGATCACTTCCCGGCGGGGGTCGTGCTTCAGCGTCAGTCGCACCGGCGGCACGTGGCTGCTCTCCTGCTCCATGCGGTCCTCCTTGTGGTTGATGCGCCAACGGTACACCACCCCACATTGACGGGTCAACAGGTGATGTGTACTCTGATCACCAGCACACGGACCCTGGAGGGGGAGAGAACAATGGCTGGCATGGTTCCCAAGTACACGGCGCAGCTCGTGATCCTGGAGACGGAAGGCAACGGTGACCTGGTGGCCGCCCTGGAGCGCCTGATGAAGGCGGACGGCAGCGCGGTCAGCCGGGCCGACGTCCTGCGCCAGGCGCTGGCCCCGGGCCTCGCGCGGCTGGAGAAGCGGTACGCGGACAAGGGCCTGCCGGAAGTCGTTCAGGACGTGGCCAACGGCCGCCGGACCAAGGCCGCGCTTCGGGCCTCGTCCCAGCTCTAACAGGGCTAGGCTGAGGGGCCCAGCACAGCAAACAGCCCGCCGGGCCGCAACCGACGGGCTGAGTGACGCATAAACGGAGGTCTCTGTGCAAGACGTTAGCACATCAGCCCGGTACGACGCGGCGGTCCACTACATCAGGGACCGCCGCTGGGCTCTCATCCCCCTGCACCACGCCCAGGCGGACGGCTCCTGCTCCTGCCGCTTCGCAGCCACCGACGCGGACCACCAGCCGGGCGGCAAGTCCGTGGGCAAGCACCCCATCAGCAAGGGCTGGCAGGGCGGCCCGGCCATGAGCCTGGCGGACGCCTTCAGCATCTGGGGTGAAGAGACCCCCCTGGCCAACATCGGCATCCGCACCGGCAGCGCCTCCGGCATCTTCGTCCTGGACGTGGACCCGGACAACGGGGGCGCGGAGTCCTGGGCCAAGATGCTCCAGGCCAACGGCCCCCTGCCGGACACGTACGCGGTCATGACCGGGTCCAAGGGCTGGCACTACTACTTCAAGCTGCCCCGGGCCTTCCGGGTCACCAACGGCGCCAACCGGCTGCTGGTCCAGACCTACGGTCCCGGCCTGGACATCCGGGGTGAGGGCGGCCAGGTGGTGGCCGCGCCGTCCGTGTCCGGCAAGGGCGTCTACTGCGTGGTGGACGAGTCCGACCCGGCGGACGCCCCCGGCTGGCTGCTGGAGCTGTTGCAGGCGACGGTGGACACCATGCCCGCCACGGAGTCCCCCGTGATCGAGGACCTGCCGATGACGGCGGACCTGGACGCCAGGACGGCGGAGCGGGTCCAGCGGTACGCGGAGCGGGTCCTGGACCAGGAGGAGCGCGAGTACCTGGAGGCAGCTCCCGGCACCGGTAACCAGGCCCTCTTCACTACCGCAGCGAACATGATCGAGATAGCGCAGTCCCCCTGGAACACCGTCACGGTGGCGGACGTCTGGAAGCGGCTGGAGCGGGCGCGGCTGGCCCGGAAGGACTCGCACACCATGGGCGGAGGCCAGGACCCGCAGGAGTTCAGCGCGACCTGGGAGAGCGCCCGCGCCCGTGTCCTGGGACAGGGCCGCGCGCTGCCGCCGGACCCGCACGCGGGGGTCACCTTCGACCCGGGCCTGTTCCTGCCCGCCGGGTCCACCGGCGGAGCTGTCCCCGCCCCGGTCAACCGGGACGAGGCCATGTCCCTGGTGGACCAGCTCCTGTCCAGGATGCTGACCCGGGACGCGCTGGACGATATCCAGCCCCCCACCCCGCTCATTGAGGGCCTGCTGGACCTGGAGTCAGAGTCCTGGGTCATCGGCGCGCCTGGCGGCTTCAAGAGCTTCTTTGCCCTGGACTGGGCCTGTCACGTGGCCCTGGGCCTGCCGTGGCGCGGGTGCGAGGTCACCCAGGGCGAGGTGGTCTACGTGGTCGCGGAGGGAAAGAAGGGCATCCCTGGGCGGGTCCGGGCCTGGGAGACCGTGTACGGCCACCGGCTGTCCGGCGTCCACTTCCTGCCGGAGCCCGTCCAGGTCAAGGGCGAGGACACGAAGCACACCGGCAAGCCGGGGGTGGAGTGGATGACCCTGGTGGGCGCCTGCGTCAGGCTCCAGCCGAAGCTGATCATCCTGGACACCCAGGCCCGGATCACGCTGGGCCTCAATGAGAATGACGCCAGCGAGGCCGGGACGCTCATCGAGGCCGTGCGCCTGCTCAAGGAGCACACCGGCGCCTGCGTGCTGGTGGTGCACCACACCGGCCGTGCCGGTGAGAACGCCCGGGGCAGCTCCGCCATCGACGGAGCCCAGGACACGGAGCTGCGGGTGGACAGGCCCACGGCACGCGAGGCCCGCCAGCAGCTCACGGCCAGCCTCAAGATCGATAAGCAGAAGGACGGCAGCGAGGCCCAGGGCTGGGAAGTCCAACTCAAGGTCATCGAGGTGGGCACCGACTCCAAGGGCCGGACGCTGACCAGCCTGGCCATCGAGCCGATGGACCCCTTCAAGGCGCAGCCCAACGCGCCGGTGGAGCCCGGCCAGGAGGTCACCGTCCAGGAGCCGCAGAGCTGGACGTGGGCCCTGGTGGACAACCCCAAGAGCAACGTGAAACGGCAGATCCTCCAGGCCCTGCTGGACCTGGCTGGCGAGGCTGGCCGGACGGAGACCCAGGTCCGCAAGGCCGTGGCGGAGCGCTGGTACGGGGGCAAGATCGGGCGCAAGGCCGGGGAGCTGAGCACCCAGACGTGGGACGGGCATTGGACGGCCCTCCAGGGCCTTGAGGTGGCCGGGGAGCCCGTCATGATGCGCCCCTCCGGGGAGCGGTGGATCATCAATCAGGCTGCCCTCCAGGGCCTCCGGCAGCAGTCCGAATCGTCCTAGTTTGACGGGGTGCATTGACGGTGCATTCACGGGGTCGTGAATGCACCCGATAATGCACCCCGTCAGTGCAGTGTCAGTGCACCGTACGTGCATAGGCTGACCAGGGATAATGCAGTGTCAGTGCAGCGTCAATGCACTGCTGGCGTAACCGTGAGTGCAGCCGTCTCTCTCTCTTAGGAGAGACGGTGCTGCACTGACGCCCCGGGGGATTCGATGAAGTCACCCCCGTCAGGCGCCTGGGAGGCCCACCCCGGACCCGGTCGGATCAATCCGGGAGAGCTGTTGACAGACCAACGGGCGCCGGGTAGTGTCATTCATGTGAGGCGGACAAGCCGCCCCGGAGGCAAGGGAGAACGACATGACCGCCCAGGGCAAGATCAACGCCAGCAAGGTCCAGATCGGTGACCGGATCATCGTCCGCGACACGGACAGCAACTTCAGCTCCGGCTACTCGATCACCTGCTCCCACACCAAGACCGGGGAGACCGTCCGGGTCGCCCGGGTCACCGGCAAGTCCGCCGTGGTCGCCAGCAACGGCCGCCGGGCGCAGCGCTGGTACAAGATCGAGACCACGGAGGGCAGCTTCGAGGCCGCCCCCATCCAGACCATGTTCCTGGCGCCGGAGGACGCGGCGGGCATCAAGCGGGCGCGGGTCGAGGCGCTGGCGGAGGACGCGGAGCGCGCCGAGAAGGCTGAGCTGTCCAGCGGCAACGCGGCCGTGGACGCCTGGTGCGAGGCCAATGACGCGGACGCGGAGCAGGAGCGCCTGGAGCGCGTGGCCGCTGAAGAGCGCGCTACGGCCCGCCTGGAGGCTCCTGTGGAGCCGGAGAAGGCTGACCCCTACTGGACCAAGGGTCCGGGCGTCCAGGTCCTTCAGCGGGACGCTGAGCTGGCTGCCGGGGCATTCGAGGTCATGCACAGCATGTGCACCGTCGATAACCACGATGGCTGCATCAGCCCGGAGCAGGCTCTGCCGCAGCGTGAGCCGGGCCGGGCCCTGGTGGAGGAGCTGCTGGGCGAGGACGTGGACCAGGCCATGGGCCTGCCGGACGCCAGCGAGGCGGACGCGGCGGCCGTGGTCGCCAGGCACGCCAAGCCGCTGGCGGTCCAGCCCCGCATCCAGGTCCTGCTCCGGCCACTGGGCGCGGAGGTCATGGAGCGGGCCAGCCGCCACACCTTCGGCGCGGTCGGCGCGGAGTGGGGCGCCCTGGAGGGCCGCCGGGTCCGCATCGCCTGCATGGACGGGGACGTGTTCCACCAGCGGCCCCTGATGCTCCTGGAGGCCGGGGAGCGGGAGCTGGACTGGAAGAACGCGGGGGACACCACGATCAACGGCCCGCAGGCCATCATGGTCGGTGGCATCGTCCTGGTGGACGGCTGCCGGGTCTACCGGGTGACCGCCAACCCCATCCCCGGTTACGCGCCGGTGCTGACGCCCGTCAAGTAGCTGATCACGGACCCCCGACCTGTTGACAGGTCGGGGGTCCTCCACTATCGTTAGGAGTATGACGGACATGGAGATCCCCTCGACGGTGCTGCGGACGTGGGTCCCAGGCCGCCCCCGCACCAAGGGCAGCATGAAGGCGTACTGCTCCCGTGGGCGGGACCACAAGCTGATCTGGAAAGAGCAGGTCGCGGAGAGCGGGAGCTGGCGCAAGAAGGTGGCCGCCAACGTGCAGCGCATGGCCCGCGCGACCTACGGGCGGGACCTGAAGCTGGACCAGCCGCTGGAGCTGCGCGCCGTGTATTTCTTCCGGCGCGAGGACGAGGACCTGCCCAAGGGGGCACGTCCCACGGCCATGACGGTGGGGGACCTGGACAAGCTGGACCGCAACATCCTGGACGCTCTGACCAGCTCCGGCGTCATCAAGGATGACCGCTTCATCGTCCGGATCATGAGCGAGAAGCGCTGGGCGGATCAGGCCGGTGTGCAGCTCCTGCTCATGCAGGTGGACGAGGCGGAGCTGATGGCCGCCCAGGGCGCGGTCTATTGGGCCTGGTACGAGGGCCTGGAGCTGCTGCCGTGAAGCCCCTGAAGGGCGGGGCGGGGCATCTGGTGGGCCTGGCGTTCCTCCAGCCCAACGACTCCCGGCGGGTCGCCTGCCCCAAGTGCGGGGCTAAGCCGGTGGCACGGTGCATCGGCACCAAGGGCGCCTACCTCAAGCGCACCCACAACGAGCGGACGGCCGCCTTCAAGGCCAGCAAGGAGCAGTCATGAT